CTGAATTTTATAGCACTCGAATTCACCACGCTGAAACTGGCAAAAATATTGAAGGGCCTGGTTGGGGAGTACGTACTGATTATCATCTGGCTTATCGCTGTAGCGGATATCATCGGTACCCTGGATTTCCATCTGTCTGAACTGATACCCGCCTGCCAATCCATCACGAAGAACTGTGCATGACGGGGAAATAGTTATTGCCGGGCGACCACCTGAAAGCTGATTGAAGTACCAACGAACCGCTTCCATTCTCCTGCCTAAAAGGTCCGAGTCTACTGATTCAATGGTGAGCCCTGCTTCTTCGATCTCGTCAATTATCAAATTTGCGTCATTGTCTGTGGTCCTGGAGGAAGAAGCCGCCTTGAATGAAACGATCTCGTAATGACAGCCACGGTATTTCCCTCTCAATAATGGCTGCAGTACAGATGTAGCAAACTGGCTGACACCTGAGTTCCGTACTATCACTTCTTCGATGATCCGTAATTGCCCGGAAATGTTGACCTGGGCGATAACTGCACACTGTGTGGTTTGTTTGGCTGCGAACCCTATGACCAGGCCATGACCTTTGATTGGCCACAATTCATCAAGGGAAACGTGGAGGATTTCATTGAATTGACCGGCATAGGCTGCACGACCGGTAAACTTTTTCTTCCTGATGATGGGAGCCAGGGCGTAACGTACGCCGTCCATCCAATGATTATTGGCGTCAATCAGGACCGGGAGGATATCTCCGGTCTGCTTATCGATCTTGTACGACCATAGCCTGGCCTCTTTCGCCACCTTGACACATCGCTCATGGATGATGATCTCGTCGTAACTTCTGAGGTGGGTAATCCCGTCCTCAACACTTCCAGGCCATTTATCAGCACCAACACACCGATATCCTTCTGTCTGCATGTGGGATATAAGTTCAGGCCGAGCATTATCAGCCCGGACCATGTGCTTTTTTATCCCTGGTATCTCATCGAAGGTAGCCGGTGTATCTTTGATCTCGATACCCTTCTCGCCTGCCTCGTAATCAATGTACAGGCGGTTGCCGTTGATGAAACACCGCACAAGGGCGAGTGGGTCAGACGAGAACCCCCAATCGCACCCGTAATAAGGCCCACCATCCACCTCTGCAGGCATCTTGAAATCTGCAACACGCCATTTCCCCCCTAATACTTGAGCATCTGTCCTGGTTAAACATTCACCTTCCCAAACATGGGCATATACATCCGGGTCGCGCTTTTGATCTGCAAGTCGTTCTTGCTCCAACTCTTCAGGGAACCACGGATTATCCACATAGTTCATCTTCACTATCTTTGCATTGTCTGGTGGATCCATGACAAAACGCTTGTGAATTGGTGCGTCATGGCTTTCGCTATTCCAAGTGAGCCATATTTCCGAGCCAGGCTTACGAACAGTTGGCAGTAAAACCCGGAATGATTCTTCGCTTGTTGTCTCCGCTTCTTCGACCCAACAGATATCAATTCCCTCTGTTGACTTGATTTCCCGGTAATTGTGGCGCAATCCTTTGAATAAAAAATGCTCGTCGAATAGTATTGACCGAAGGTAAGATTCCCCATAGTCGAAGAAGTCCCCCAATCCATGGGCCTCGAGACGATCAATTAGGATCTGCAGCACTGAGGCCTTAATACTGTTTTGCAGCTCCCTGGTACAAAGGATCCTTGTCTTAGAAGAGTAGGCCCGAAGCAATGCCATATCCGCAAAGCTCCATGATTTAGCTGAACCACGGCCACCATACGCGCCTCGATACCTGGCCTCACCTGTGAAAACTGGAACCAGCTTTCCTGGGAGCTTCAGATCAAGTATAAATTCGTTGGTGTCCTTTTCGTTCATTTGTCAGCCACCCTCAATGCTCATACCAAGACACAGTGAAACCCAAACCATCATGGACAAACATCACCGGGGTCCAGCCATAAGGCGTCAACATGGTGTAGTAATCACCGCCAGCGTGTTCGTAACAGAGGGCGCTTATTTTTTTTCCTGTCATTTTTCAACCTCACCAGGAAGAACGAAAGTAACTCTGGCTTTCAGTGTCATGGGTTTTCCATTCTCATCAAGAAATGAATGTTTGTTCTCCCTGACTTCCTTGAAAGCACCAACGCCGATATGCTTGCCAATCATTTCAAGGTTTTTAACTTTGTCAGGCCACTTGATTTTCTTCATGATCCCGATCATCTTTCGTTCGTTGCCTTTCCCCTCGAACAATTCTGAAACGTCAATACCTGAAAGAAACTGACGCCAAACTTTCGGCCACCGGCTGATATCCTTGATCGATCCGTCTTCGTCCAGGATGTCCAAGACATCCATTTGGTCGATATCCACCAACCTGTTCAGCACATAATCAGCATCAACCTTGACTTTCTTTGACCTCTTGGCCATCAGCTCGGCAAGGTAAGTGTCAACTTCATCATTCTTCAACAACCGCTGGCCCTGTGAGTAAGCAGATCTTTCGCTGTACTTGGCACGTATTGCCGCCTGGGTTGCGTTTAAATCGACTAGGTACTCATCACAAAAGCGTTTTTGTTTGGCTGTGAGCTTCATCCTCTCCTAAAAACAAAAACGCCCGACCAGTATCAAAAGATACCAATCGGGCGTTATATCGAATCCCCGGTGAACTCGCGGGGGCAATACTCCGTAACCGGTTTAAACTAAATAATATTAATCAGATTAAGCGTTTTTACTTCAGCATTTGAAAACCCCTTGTTCATTATTTGAGTTGTTGCCGTAACTGTTAAAACATCACCCTCACCACAATTCATCGTGGCACGATCAAGGGCAGCCTCAAAAGCCTCCAGAATAGCTTTTTTACTTCCTTGTAACTTTGAGGCTGGCGAGTGCCGCTTGATCCTTGTCGGGGGTGTTTTGTTGGTCATATAATGGTAATAATAAACTGTTAGTATTACTTTTGCAAATAACAATCTACTTTTAGTTTAATTATTCGTTGTTAATATTGTTATTACCCTTGATAATTAACTACTGGTGAATTAATATAGAGTTGTGTTTAGAGGTTGTAATTTTTTATGGCGTCACTCAATCCACCATTTTTCCAGGCATCAACCAATGCCTCTGTTAACATTTTATTCATTGCGACATTGATACCTTTGGAGTGACAACTATAACCAAAACCACAGTCAATATCGTCCTTTAACGTAGGGTACCGATCAAACAACGATCCCCCGAAGTAACTGGAGGCTGTTCCTTTCCATACTTCTTTCTTGGTATCGTTATCGGTAAGAGTGAGGTTTATCTCTATTGCAACTTTATGGGCAAAGTGAAACATTGTATAAAATTGAACAATATCACCGGATAGAGTTAGCTTGCTGGTTTTGTCAGTATTGTATCCAGCATCCTTTAAGAATTCAGAAACCGTATCACCAACGGCCAGTGAAAGAGATTCTTGTATGTCTATTGCTTGGAGTGTTTCTCCAAAACCACCGACAAGCCGACCTATCCTTTTATCACTCTCAGGATAATCAACACGCGAATCTTTAAAAGGGGCGACTGTCAGGGATTTGTTTTGTAGTGATGCTGTAGTGTTTAATCCTGAGACTTGGGAGTAATCCAGACTACCCACATATGGACCACCAGCACAGCCCGTAAGCCAGGATATACTTATCAGAAATATTATTTTAACCATTGTTTTCATTTCTTTTTTACGCTCCTTTTGTTTTTAGTTTAACTGCTATAAATGCTTCTTGTTATTTGTATTTGTTTTTGACAATAAAAACCATAAAAAAACTATTTGACTTTAATTATAAGGTCGGGTAGGCTCCTTTTTGTTGCTGGAATACCAGTAACCGGGTTTGACAGCCCGACGCACAAGAGGACACCCGCCCTCTTTTAATTAAAGATTGGCGGTTTTTTTATGTCCATCCTTACGATCTCCTTTTGGTCGTTGGGCAGGGAACCTTCGGGTTCGCCGTTCTTGTGTACGGTCTGTCAACCTGCTCAACGGCCATTTTTCGTTTTGACAGCGAAGAATGGTAAATGTTTTCTCACACAGGAGCATCACCATGAAAGAGTTAATCACCATCCAGTCCAGTACTATTTCTGAGCAACAAATCAAAACAGTTGATGCACGAGAGTTACATTCTTTCCTGGAAATAGGAAAGGACTTTTCCACCTGGATCAAGGGCAGAATCAAGAGTTACGGTTTTGTCGAAAGCGTTGACTATGTGACTGATTCCCGCTCCCCCGTTTTGGGGAGCGGGAATAGGGGCGCGTCCACCGATTACCACCTCACCCTGGACATGGCAAAAGAAATATCCATGGTGGAGCGAAATTCCAGAGGCAAACAAGCAAGGCTATACTTTATCGAGTGTGAAAAGTTTGCCCAACAAATTCCTGTTGACCCGATGAAAGCGCTTAACGATCCCGCAGCCATGCGTGGCCTGTTGTTGTCTTACTCGGAAAAGGTTCTGGAACTTGAGACAGAAAACAAGGAAATGGCCCCAAAAGTGGAAGGTTTCGAGAGAATAGCCGGTTCTGATGGCTTAACATGCATCACGGACACCGCAAAATCTTTACAAATGCGCCCCAAGGATCTCTTTAGCTGGTTATCAACAAACAAATGGATATACAGGAGGGCAGGGGGGAAAGGCTGGCTGGCTTACCAAAGCAGGATACAACAGGGTGTGCTCACTCACAAGGTGACTACTGTTTCGTTAAGTGATGGTCAGGAAAGGATTGTTGAGAGCGTCAAGGTAACACCAAAGGGCCTGGCTATGCTTTCTAAAGTGTTTGTGGAGGTGGCCGCATGAGCGCCAAACCAGTAATGTTATTAAAAATTGAACATATAGAAAAAGCTGCCTATGCCCTACAAGGGATAAGCAGAATCTTGCAGGATATTGATATTGACGAACCACATGACAGCTATACTGTTGGTGGCCTTATATCTGGTGTTGAGACACTGGCTATATTTATTGATTCAACTATTTGTGAAATTGGAACTGTAATTTAAAACAAACCCCTTACCGTGGCACAAGATATCCCAAAATTGTGCCACGGTAATTACAATTACCCTCCTGTTTTTACCATTTTACCACTCATCAACTCCCTCCTGTCTTCAATAAGCGCCTCCAATAAAATATTATAATTTACGTTGTCAGTAACCTTTTCCTTCACCAATTCCCTTGGTGGTAAGTATGTCGGGTCCGCAATCATCTGTTCAATGATATCATCCATGGATACCCGGTGTTTTAACCACATTCCGTCGAGTGCCTGTATAGGGTCTTGACCTTTCATCCTACCAGCCTTCTTGAAATTATGCAGCCGGTCAGAATCGGAAGAGTATTCCTTGTTCTTTACTCCAAGGGTTTCTACACAATCGTCGATCCTTGCTTCTACCAGGTTGTTAAATGTTTCGTGTCTCATTTGTTCTGTTCCTTTTTTTTTTATTTGCCCTGATATGTTGCATTGTGCTTTATTATCAGGGTGAAAAGTCGTGTTAATCAGTGGTTATGCGCCGCTAATCGACACATGCCGGGGCCATAACATCGTCTGGGACATCTGTTGGAACTTCCCGGCCTGATAGCCTGCCGGCCAGAGTTTCAAATCTAAAATCGTTTGGGCATTTGGCTACGTTCAGTTTGCCGTTGTCCGACAGAGACGCGGCCATTTGGACCAGCAATTTCTTCCGCTCCTCCGGCAAAAGTACAACGCAAATTTGTCCGTCAACCTCAACCATCACGGATATTCGTCCTATCTCCATTGCACCTCCTTGGCGCATAAC